AGAAAAAGCGTGTTGTTGCAAAAGACATGCATGGTGAAATGCCAATGAAAGAAATGATTTCAGAAGGCGACTTTGTAATGGGCATGACATCAGAAGGAATGATTCATGGAATGGTAGAGCACATAATGATTGAGGGCGGAGTGTACGGAGTTCCTGGAACAGAGTATGCAATTCAATCTATGCCACCAGAAAATCCAGCAATGGCTGTTAGAATTTATGAAGAAGAAGACGGTAGTTGGGAACCAACAGCATATAGTATTGGAATGATGTACAAGGATGCTGAANTAATTAACATGGAGGATCACACAATGGAAGAAAATATGGACTCAGAGGTTGCTATGGCAATGTATGATTCATCAATTGGTAAGGCATACGAAGGTTGTGGATGTCCTACATGCAAGGAATTAAATGTAAATTGTGAGAACTGTCCAGTATGCTCAACAAAAGAAACAGACAAAGCAGAACACATGTCAGACACAATGTCCTGCAAGTGCGATGGATGCATGGAGTGTAAAGCTGCAGGCGGATGCGATATGAAAATGTGCAAGGGTCATGACAACATGTACAAGTCTTATCATTCAGATGATGAAGAGATGGACAAGTGGGACAACATTCAAAAAGCATGCTGGGTTGGATATGAGCAGCAAGGAATGAAAGAAAAGGATGGCCGTATGGTACCTAATTGTGTTTATGTTGGAAAAGCAGATGATGTTGTTGAAGATGATATGGAAAAAGCAAAGAAGCCAAACTATGCTGAATTTATTCAGCCTCGTAGAGGTGGATCTACTCCATCAAATCCAAAGCTATATGCAAGAGTTGTTCAGGCAGCAAAAGATAAGTTTGAAGTTTATCCATCAGCTGTAGCAAATTCTTGGGTAGTACAAGAATACAAGCGCCGTGGCGGAACATACAAGTCTGAAAAACAAATAGATACAGACAACTTCTGGAATGGATTTATTAAATAATGCCAAAGAAAAAAGCAAAATCATTTAATGCAACACAAATTAAGGACGGAAAGATTGTACGCATGAATAAAAACGGTACAGTTAAATCTATTCTTGGTCCATACGAAGTTAAGCATACAAAGAAAGATAAGTAATGGCAGACTCATACTCACCTAATGAAGGCATGAAAGCAGCAGCTCGTCGTGCTTTAAAGTGGAAAGAAGATGGTTTAGCTACTGGTGCTGGAACTCCTGTTGGCTGGGGTAGAGCAACTGATATTGTTAATGGTGCATCTATGTCTCTTGATACTGTTAAGAGAATGTACTCTTTCTTTTCCCGCCACGAAGTAGATAAGCAAGGAAAAGATTGGGACAAGCCATCTAATGGAAAAATAATGTGGAACGCCTGGGGTGGGGACGCTGGCTTTGCATGGTCTCGTGCTATTGTTGAAAGAGAAAAGAAGTTTTGGCAAGCAAGCCCATTTAATTTTAAGGGGTAAAAATGACACTATTTGTTATCCTGGGCTTGACAATGGTTGCCATATCCTCTATAATTATAATAACTGTAAAAAAGAATAAAAGATATTTTGCTAAAGTAGTGTATCGCCAAAGCGATATACATCAAATAGTAAAAAACTTTATTCCTAAAGATCTTTTTGAACTACCAAAGAAGCTTTCTCAGGCAAGAAAGCATTTGAGTAATAATACTGTAAAGGTATTAATCATAGAAGATCAGGCATATTGGGTGCATGCTAATATGTTTTACGTGGCTGACACAGAAGAAGGATCAGTGAATCCAGAAACAGTTAGGCCAGTTGATACAAACAATATGTCAAAGCGGGATATTGATAAGATGTTATTCATTTTGGATAGCTTAAGAAACGGAAATTCTGATGATAGTAGCAGTACATGGAACAGCTGACTTTGATGATTATCAAGTCTTCCTTCGTGCTATGAGCGTTGCCCTTTCTGGAATGAAAGATGGAGATAAAGAGTTTACAGTGTATTCTGCAGGACCTGCAGCCATCAACTCCTTTGTTTCTGAATTTTGTAACCTATCAGAAAGAGGAATGAAAGCTCGTGGTAGAAAGATAAAGTTCTTTAAGGTACCTAACTCTTGGATTGAAGAGAACATGGGTAATGTTAACTACCTTGCTTTTCTGAGTAAGCCACAGCAACCTGTATCAAAATTGATTGCAGTTGCTGAAAAAAATAATGTTGAAGTCGGAATTTTCAGATACTAAAGGGGTAAAAATGATTGTAAAAGATTTAGCAGTAATGGAAAAAATTGTCGCAAAGAACTATAACCTATATTGGGATGGTTGGACGGTAGTAGAAACCAAGCAGTCTGATATTGCAAAAACTGCAGTTAATGGCATTCGTCGTAAGGGTAAATGGTTTTTGGCAAAAAGATTTGTACCTGATCACAACGGCTGGGATATTCCAAATAGATATAAGGTATAAATATGAAGCAACACTTATGGAAAGACGAAGGTGCTTGCTTTGATATGGATACAAATTTATTTTTTGATAAATATGAAGATGATGAGCTTGTTAGACCAATCATAGACAACCTATGCCAGGCCTGCCCAATGCAAAAAAAATGTTTTGCCAACGGGGTATCAGGTAAGGAATGGGGAGTCTGGGGTGGTATATACTTAGAGAATGGCGAAATATCAAGAGAGTTTAGTAAACATAGGACAAAGGAAAAGTGGGGTGAAATGTGGAAATCTCTAACAATGGAGAACAACTAACAAGCTTTGAAGCAATGTGTTCAATTCTTGGTGAGTTGTGGATGGACTATAAGTCTGACAAATATTTCAAGGACTTCATTGAGTACAATGATATTGGTTTGCCTATTGCATTCTTAATTGATAATGAATTAGTTGAACCAAGCCATCTTGCTAAACAATATGTTCATGAGACTTGGGATATATTTATGGCAGCATTAGAGTTAACTCAGGACATGGGTTGGGAATCACTTGAAGAACTTTTCCACTATGTAGATAAGAAGGATGACAATTAATGTACACAGACTCAATGCGTAGAGCTTTTCATTCAATAGATGCTCCTAAAAATTTTACTGTTGAACTTATAGATAACGAACACTTTCTTACTGTAAAGTTAAACGAGTATGATTTTATACCTATGGGTCATGATGAAAAAATAAAAGCATTACAGTATGTTGTACAATTAAAGAATGCTTTAGAAATGGAAGGCGCAATTGTGCTTGTTACAAGAAAGGCTGTGAAATAAATGAACAATATACATATTGTGTATATACTCAGCGGTTTTGTAGGTATTCTAACCCTGCTTTCTTTTATGCTTTCAATTAAGATATTAAAGATGCGTAAGAAGATGAAGACTATACTAATGGCATATTCAAAGATTGAATCAATGATTTCTCTGAAAGAAGATCACAAGATAGATAATAATGTACATAAAGAAAGCTTTATAAAGTTTCTTTCTGATTCTCGTGATTGGGCTTATCAATACATTGAAACAGTCCAGGCTGGACTAACTAAGTTTGTTAGTGATGTTGATGCAGACATATCATATTTTGATGAATATGGAGAAACCCTATCTATGGGACGACCAGATTTTGCTGCTATGAAAAATATATCTAGTGCATACAAAGATTTAAAGAAGATGCTTCCAGAAAAGGCTAATGATGGACGCTAGAGGTATACCAACCTGTGAATGCCCAAACTGTGGCGGTACATTATTTAGAGCATTAGTATCATTTGATACAGTAACATACACGATAGGAATGTACCATTTAGATATACAGTGTAATAATTGTGAAACTATGTGTACCGCTCCAACACCACAGGACCATCCTGAAAATCCAACTCAGGATAAAGGAGTAAAAGAATGATTATTCTTAAATTAAAAAATTTTAAACACGGTATGGAGAAAAAATGAAAGATATATTGTTATCAACAATAACAGGTTTTGGATGTGGCGTAGTATTTGCTGCATTCAAATTGCCAGTACCAGCACCACCAGTTTTTGCGGGAGTCGCAGGAATTATTGGTCTATGGATTGGCTTTACAGTACTAACAAAAATAATATCCTAGGAGGAAAATTATGAATACAGAACAAATTAAGGCACTGCTTGCATCATACGGAAGATCAGTTCTTGCATCAGGCCTTGCACTATACATGGCAGGCGTGACAGATCCAAAGGATCTATGGACAGCACTCGTTGCTGCAATAGCACCTGTTGCAATTAGAGCAATCAATCCTAACGACAAAGCTTTTGGTATCTTGCCAGATGCTAAAGAGGTAGAGGCTGCTCTAAAGACTGCTAAGGCACCTGTAAAGAAGGCTGCTAAGAAAGCTGCAAAGTAGTAGTTGCTTATAGGGGGGTCAGTCCACAACTGGGCTGGCCCTCTTTCTGCTATAATTAAAATATATGTCAAAAACAGCTCTGATAATGTGTACTTATGTAAGGTTTGAAAACCTTAAGATTACTTTGAGCTGCATAAAAAGACAAACCAACCAAGACTTTAATTTTTATATAATTGATAACTCTAACAGACATGAGAAATTATTAAAGCATCTTGAAAAATATGGCAACGGTATAGATGTAACTGTACATAACTACGAGAATGAATTTAAACAATTTAGTAGATTCCTATTAGCAAGAGATTTAGCTGAACAAGGATATGAAAAGATAATCTTTATTGATGATGATGAGATTCTTTCAGATACATTTATACAAGATTGCCATGATCAATATGAGCCTAATAAAGTAAAAAGCTTTTGGGCCCACATGATTGAGAAGATTTATAATAGTAAGGTTAAGTTGGAGCAAGGTGAGTGTGGCAATTATGCAGGAACGGGTGGATTGATATGTCACTCAAGCCTATTTCTTAATGATGACTTTTTTGATTGCCCAGAAGAGTACTGGATTATTGATGACCTGTGGTTATCTTTTTATATATTAAAGAATACAAACCTTAAAATTCAGGAACTTAAAACAAACATTGAATTTATTAGAGATAGTAAGGCAACATTTATGACCCTTGGCAACTTAAAGCAAGAGTTCTCAGAAGAGTTTATTATTCCAGTGTCAAAGGTTTTGGGGCTAAAGCTCTAGCAAGTCCTGATATTTTTGGTATAAGGTTTCATTAGAGAAATTATTAATACCTATATCAAAAGCTTTACTTTTATTTAGAAAAATATCACTATCATAATAATCATCAACTAACTTAGCAAGCATCTTAGCATCACCTTCATATACATCAAGCATAGTGCGAGTCATTAGCCTATCAATCTTCTTAGAGTCTACAAGCCATTGCTCTGGAAGTATGCTGTTGTTGGGAGATATATTGGTCATAAAAACGGGTAGAGAGGCCAATAGAGCCTCGTTCATAGGCAAACACAACCCTGCATATCTCCTAGGCAAGATCATAGCGTCATAGCCCTCATAAAGGCTTTCTCGTGTTTCTGGATTAGAGGTATCAATAGTCAATCTTGGATCATCACATTTTATATCTAGTGGGGTTTGACTTTTAATTACCAGCTCATAATCAGCCTTAGAATAATTAAGCATCTCAATAACTGTATTAGTTCCATTCCTATCCTTTACTGCTGCCTTGCCACCAATATGTAATATTTTTTTATGTGTTTTTGATATGTTAATATTTTTTGCATTTAAAAATAAATCAACACTTGTTGGAGGTGGAAGGTGTATGACCTTTGCTCTATCGCTAAACTTCTTTACAACATCTTCAAAGTTCCATAGGCTAGGGGAAACTAATATGTCTGGCAGTTCAACATCTGGGTTTACTAAATAGTCTAAGAATTCATAGTTGTATTGAAGAATAGTTTTAACTTTTCTTTTCTTTGCCATAGTAATAAATGAGTTATGATAAAAGATTTCACAGCTAATTACTACATCTAAGCCATCCAAGAATTTGGATACCTCTTCTTTGGAGGCCATGCCATACTTAGTTGTTGTAACATTGTATTCAGAATACCACTCTGGGTGTTGCTCGTTGCCATTAAAATGTGAGGAATCAATAAGAAGAATCTTAGTAGGATTAAGCATTTTAACTAATTCTCTAGTTTGATTACCTAGCCCAGTATTATCAGATCTTGCAATGATTCCTAATCTCACAAGTCCATCTCTCTGTAAAGCTGTCTTAATCCTTTTAGTGT